ACCGAAACGGTAGACTTAAGTAAACATGAAATCATAATTATCGATAATAATTCTTGCCAAGAAACTAAAGATATTATTGCAGACTTTGTAAATATGTTTAACTTAACCCTTATTTCTTTATCCGAGAACATCGGAACTGCTAAAGCTATCAACCGAGCATGGAAACACAGAAAACCAAATCAGCACTTAATAAAGATTGACAATGATGTAGATATACTTTCATTCAATTGGGTAGATGAAATGGAGGAAGCAATCGAGCGGGATAAGTCAATAGGTATCTTAGGACTTAAGAGAAAGGACTTATTAGAGAACCCTACACGCAACGACCAATTTAAAAGCACGTTAAGAATGTTACCCCATTCAAATGGTGAAAGGTGGATAATTGTTGAGGATGTCGACCATGTGATGGGTACTTGTCAAATGTACAATTACCGATTAATAGATAAGATAGGCGGGTTAATGCAACCAGGTTTATACGGGTTTGATGATACTTTAGCAGGTGTACGTTGTAAGTTAGCAGGGTTTAAAAATTCATTCCTACCTCATATCGAGATTGACCACATAGACACAAAAGAAACTCCTTATTGGCAGGAGAAAAGAAATATCGCTGCTAAAGATATGGCAGAGTTTAATCTAATGAAAAGTAAATTATTAACGGGTGAACTATCTATTAAAGTAGAACTATGAAATCATATGAAACAACATCAATAGGTAATTTAACTTTAATAGCTTGCCTAAGTGATTTACAAGAGAACGGAATAGATGCAAGTTTAGTGAATGCAACTACTCAAAATAGTTTAGGTACATTTGAGATTAATAATGATTCTCAAATTGAAATAGCCGAACAAATTATGAATAAGTATTTTAATGTTAACCAAAAAGATTAACTATGAAAGTAATATCAGTTGTAGACGATAGAAACCGAGCGAGGGAACTTGTTAGAAGTCTTGACCATTTCGGATGGGAACACGAAATTATTCAAGCAAGTTGGCGAGGGTTTGGAACTAAACTAAACGAGTTGTATAGATATTTAGAAACCAATGAGATTAAAGACTTCATTTTTTTAGATGGGTACGATACTTTCGCACTTGCAACCCCTGACGAGTTTAAGAGTAAAATCAATTCACCAAGTTTATTAAGTGCCGAGATTAATTGTTGGCCAGATGCAAACCGAGTAAACGAATATCCATTAACTTCGCATAAGTTTAACTTTTGCAACTCAGGCAGCTATTATATGGAAAGAGATTTGTTTCTTCACCTAATGCGAGAAGAACCCGTAAGAAATGAAGATGATGACCAAAGATGGATGACAAACCAAGTAGTTAAACGTGGATTAACTTTAGACTATGAAAGAAATGGATTTCAAACCTTATGCGGAATAATCGAAGGTGAAGATTACATTATATCGAATAGTCGAATGATTACAAACTTAGGTACTAAACCATGTTTTATTCATGGGAACGGAAAAGCAAACATGAACTTTATATACGAATTAATATGAACAATCAAGAAGAAAAACCAAGTGCATTAAAGGCAATCGGGGTAATTGTCTATTTAGTAGTTATTGTAATAGCTATAACCGTTTTACTAAGATGAGTTTAACAAATGTAAAGCATACTTACACCGACACGGAACAATGGAACACATACATCCATGAAAAGTTCTGTGAGGAGGTAAATAAAAATCCTGAGTTAAAAGAGTTAAGGGACTTTGTAGAACAAAACGCTTTCGGGTTTGGTGAACGCTCATTTTATTGGATGTGGAAAATCATAGTTGATGAAATGCCAAAAGAGTTTACATTCTTAGAGATTGGAGTATTCAGAGGGCAGACAACTACGTTAATCCAATTACTCGCTAAACAAGCAGGTAAGAAGGTTAAAGTTTACGGAGTAACCCCACAAGACGCAACCGATGGACATTGGGATAGTGATTACCCTATGGACTTATTCACGCTTGAAAAGAAGTTTAATGTACCTCACTTAAATATCTTTAGGGGATTAAGTACAAACCCAGAGATTATCCAGGAGGTAAGCCAATTAAAGTTTGACATTGTCTACATAGATGGAGGTCATACATACGAGGTCATTAAATCGGACTTAGAGGTATATCCTAAACTTACTAAAGATTTTTTAGTGGTTGACGATTGCGCTAATAGGTTTAAGATACCTTTTGGAATGTTTGCAGGGATTGAATCTGTGAGCAATGCAGTAGACGAAGTCCTTCCACCGTTTGGCAATAAACTAAACTTTGACTATTTATTTAATGTGGTTCATAACCGCATATGGAGGATTAACAATGGGAAAGGGTAAATTTAGTGATGAGTTATTTGAAGCTATGTGTATGCGTATCAGTACAAGTGCTGATGGGTTGCATAAGGTATGTAGTGAGTTTAACATTTCGCCTATTAGCTTTTATCAATGGTTGAAAGATGACAAAGAGTTAGCTAACAGATACGCGCACGCGCGAGAGGTACAAGCAGAACTATTGGCAGACCAAATACTTAGCATAGCAGACGATAGCACAAACGACACGAAAACGATTATAGGCAAGTCGGGCGAACCAATTGAAGTAGAGAACACCGAGTGGACAAACCGCAGTAAGTTAAGAGTCGAAGCCCGTAAATGGATAGCTGCCAAACTTAAACCAAAGAAATATGGTGATAAGGTTGAGGTAGAGCAGAATGTAAACGTAAATAAGTTGCCTGATTGGTTAACTGCTCCAATTGAAAACATCAACTCAAATAAAACAGAATAGCGAAATAGGCGGGTAAATAGAATCTATACCGCCATTCACATAAAAAACATGATACTGAACCCAAACTTTTTATTCATAGAACAAAATATTAAAACAAAACGCGTGCTTGCCCTACAAGGTGGCACGCGTTCATGAGCAGGCAAAACCTATTCAGCCCTGCAATGGATAATTAGAACCTGCCATTTGTATCAAGGCATGACTATCTCTGTAGTGAGAAAAACCCTACCTGCCTTAAAGAGTTCAGCCCTTAGAGATTTTATTGAGATACTGCAAGGTTTAGGTTGGTATAACGAAGCCGACCATAATAAGACCGAGAACAATTACATACTAAACAAAAACCTGATTGAGTTCTTTAGTATAGACGATGCTCAAAAGATACGAGGTCGTAAAAGGGATATTCTATTTATCAACGAAGCCAATGAGATAGACATAGAAGATTGGCGTCAATTACTTTTAAGGACATCGGGCAAAGTAATAATTGATTACAACCCATCAGACTTTGAACATTGGATATACGACCAGGTACTTACTCGTGATGATTGCGCAACTTTAATAACTACCTACAAAGATAATCCTCATTTACCCGATGCACTTAAGCGAGAGATTGAAAGTTTAAAAGATGCAGACCCCGAGTATTGGAAGATATTTGGATTAGGAGAAAGAGGTCAATTAGTTGGCTTAGTGTTTAACAATTGGCGAGAAGGTGCGAGAGTTCCTGACAATGCTAAGTTAGTTGGATGCGGTTTAGATTGGGGTTTTAGTGCAGACCCTACCGCAGTAGTTAAAGTTTACCAACACGAACAAACTCTATTTATACAAGAGTGTTTATATGAACGTGGGTTAACGAACCCCGATGTAAGTAAACGACTTGAACAATCACTAAACAAGCGAGATGAGATTTATGCAGATTCAGCCGAACCTAAAAGTATTGAGGAAGTGTTTAGATATGGTTGGAACATTCGACCTACAATGAAAGGGGCGGATTCAATTATAAACTCCATCGATATTCTTAGGCGGTTTCAATTAGTTTTAATTGGGCATAACTTGTCGAAAGAGTTTAGAACCTACAAATGGAAAACAGATAAGGCGGGAAAACAATTAAACGAACCCGTAGACTTTAATAACCACTTAATAGATGCTACAAGATACTTGGCTTTAATGAAGCTAAACAATCGACCACGTGGAAAATATGCGACTACCTCGATATAAACAAAAAACTTTAGTTACTCTATTTATGAGTAATGATAAGAAGCTACGACAATTTAACGATTAAACAATTTTTACAATGCAAATTAATTGCGGAATTGGAACAAGACCCAGTTACCCGCAAGATGAAAATGTATGCAGAGGTATCAGGTAAGACTTTGGAAGAAGTCGAAGCTATGCCGATTGGTGATTTAGTTGCAGGTTTAAAGAGTTTAGATTCAATCGATACCCTAACAACCGACTCAAAGGTTAACATGAAGTTTAAGTTAGGTGGGAAAAGATGGATAATTAAATGGAGGCAGCAAGACTTAACGGGTGAGCAATATATCGACTCAACTTTCTTTTGTAAAGATGAAACTAAACTACTCCAAAACATTCACAACATCTTAGCAAGTTTAGCAGTAGAACGTAGTTGGTTTAAGGAATTACCCTACTCAGGTGAAACTCACAAAGAGCGGGCAGACCTCTTTTACAATCACATGAAAATTAAAGATGCATACCCTATCATGCTTTTTTTTTGCGAGTACTTCAAGACATTAGCCGACAATATTCAAATCTATTTAGTAACGGAAGCGGAGAAGGTAACTCGGGAGGTAAGGGAACATTTAGAGAAAAATGGGGTTGGATTGCAGTCGTGAATGATTTAAGCAATAACGATAGGACTAAGTGGGATTACTTCTTTAAAATGAATGTAATCGAGTTGCTCAATACCGTTACGTTCTATAAAGACAAGTACGAAAACGATAAGGCAGAACATGAAAGGAGTTTAAGATATGGCTAACAATCAAGATGCAGCAGCAATCGCACTAAGATATGGTCAATCAACTGACAACTTTACAACTGCATCAGCTAACACACTCGAAGCGGTACTCCAAGCCCATTGTAATGAAGGTATAAAGATTATGTCTAAGACTATCGGGCAAAAGACTAAACGAGGTTATTCAAGTGAGTTGGCTCAAAGTTTAGATACCTATCCGATTAAAACCTCATCGAGTATTACAATAGTTACTTTCACTAATAAAGATTATTGGAAGTATGTAAACTATGGGGTTAAAGGTACTCGAAAGAATAAAGGTGCGATTAAGTCAAGAGATGGAGTGGTATATGCTTTTAAAAACCTCTATACTCCTCCCTTAATGATTCGTTCGTTCATGCAATGGGCAAGTCAAGTAGGAATAAAGAATGTGAACGGAACTAAACTATCTTATAAGGGTAAGGATAGAAAGAAGGCAATAAGCGACCATGAGAGGGCAGCGAAGATATTAGCAGTCCGAACTAAGATAGGCGGTATAAAGCCCGTAAGGTTTGAGGAGAAAGCAAACAACCCTATCCGAACTCGTGAACTGACAAAGAGTATTCAAACCGCAATGGGGCAATTAATTAAAATACAAGTAAAGAAGTTTTAAAATGAGCATAGCAATTATAACAAGTCCGAACGCTAACGCACCTGCATACAATCAAATGGTATTTAATGTATCAAGTACAAACGCAGGGCAAAGTAACTTTCAATATTTAGCCGACATTTATGTGAGCGGTACGAGGGTTAGTAGGTTAGCTTTTCCAAAACAACCTGGAGTTAATACCATTCAGATTGACATTAGTCCCGTAATGAAAAATTACATCACTTACGATTTACTAAATGTTTACTCGGTTATATCGGCTGCGAATGCAAACTCACAAGCAGATTACTACGTTCAATTTGGTGAGGTGTATGATGTATCGGGCATCCCGACTACCTACGCAGATTTAAGGCGTTCACCAAGTAGCGGGACAAATAGTGTTTATAATTCAATCTTCGACTTTGAAGATTTTATCCCTGCTATTATGGCAGATTACAACGTATTGGATGGGGTGATATTAAGCGAACGACCCGAAGCCCAAACAATTAAAGTAGGTGAAAGTGTTTATTTAAGTTATTATGACCCTGATGGAATTGTGGCATCTATTAACGTGGCTACTGCTGGACCTAATAGAAAGACTTCAAGCGTAACGAGTGGGACTTGGAAGGTATTTAACGTGGGTATTGATTGGAGTTTCTTAGTTACTTATAGTTTAGACTCTGTTGCTATCTCAGCAGGTTACTACGATATTGAATTACTCAATGATGTAGATGAGGTTATAAGTACCACGAGAATAAACGTATCATCATGTTCGGATAAATACGAGGTTTACAGATTACATTGGTTGAATAACTTAGGTGGGTGGGATTCGTTTAACTTTAGCAAGGAACATTTAGCAAGCATAGGGATAGATAGGACTCAGTTTAAAAAGGTTCTGCCACTAAACTACTCGATTAATGACCGATTAAAGACTAACTACCAAACTACTTTAACGGATACCATCGAGATTAACTCGGATTGGGTAAGTGATACTATGGCTGAATGGTTGCAAGGTTTACTAACAAGTCCAATAGTTTTTTTAGAAAAGTCTACGGGGTTAATCGCAATAAACATTACAGACACGAATTACGATATCAGAAAGTTTGGCAATGGAAGGCAGTTACATAATTTAAGTTTAAGGTTTGAGTATTCATACAATCGTTACAGACAATCACTATAAATGAAAACTGAATTAAAGATATACGGGAATAATATTTGGTTTAACGTAGACTTATACGATGATGAACCTTTACCCCTTACTAAAGAAATTAAAGACTTATACGAGCCTGACAAATCTCAATCGGACTTTACTAAGACTATTAAGATTCCAGGTACTCAGAATAATGATAAAATATTTAGTAACATATTTGATATTAATCATTCAGTTATTGCGACAAGTCAATTCACTTCGGACTTTAATCCTAACTTAAAGGTTAACTGCATCCTACTTAAAGATGGGATACCTCAAATCAAAGGGTATCTACAATTAACTAATATCATTCTACTCGATGAATATAAATGCGATTACGAAGTAATAGTAATAGGTCGAAATGCTAATTTG